ACCGACTTCGGTCAGCTGCTGCTGGCCTTCGCCGGGATCATGCTGGCGTCCTTCTTCGGGACGCTGATCGCCGGGGCGCTGATCCTCGCGGTGATCGGCTAATGGCCGACCTCTACCTGGACAGCATCGAGGTCTGCCGCCGCTTGGCCGCGGCGTGCAAGGCCGCCGGCAGTCAAAAGGCCTTCGCGGAAAAGCACGGCCTGTCTCCGGCCTACGTCTGCGACGTGCTGAACGCGCGCCGCGAGCCGGGCGAGTCCATCCTCAACGCGCTGAATTTGGTGCGTGTCGTTCGTTACCGCGCAAAGTCAATCACGGCTGCGCGAGCAAAGGAGGAAAGCAAGCAGTGACCTGGGAACGGATCAACACGCAGCTGGGGCGGACGGAAAGCGTCACCGTCGCCTGGCGCATCCCCGGCGGGAGAGCGACACCCGCAATGGCCCTGTCTCTCAGCAAGGCCGCCTGCGCGCGGCTGGGGCTTGAGAAGATCAAGGGCCAGCCATCTCGGGTCTACGTCGAACGGGACCGGATGGCCGGCAAGGTCCGAGTAACAAAGGCGCCCGACAGCGCCATGCGCCACGAAGCCCGCGCCGTCGCGTGGAAGGATGGCTGCTGCACCATCACCGTCCCCCTCGACGACGTACACCTCTCCGAGAAAAAGCCCGCGCAAGACGTGGCGTGGTCGGTCGAAGGCGGGTGGATTGTGGTGAAGCTGCCGCACTGGGCGTGCCCCGTCGTGCGTGTCAATGTCCCAGGGAGGGCCGCGTGATGTCTGACGCAATGCTTCAAGTGCCGATGTCGGTGCGTCCGTTTATGGTCGCAGCCTACGTCGACGCGCACATGACATGCCGGCAGGTGGCGATCCTGGCCATGATGGCCGCGTATCCCCGCTGCAGCGTGAAGCACCTCGCGCCCGCTCTCGGCCTGTCGAAGCCGGTCATCACCCGAGCATCGGACAAGCTGGTGGATCTGGGGCTGGTGACGCGCAAGACGTCGCCGCACGATCGGCGCCAGGTCGAGCTCGCGCCCACGCGCGCCGGCATGGCGATGCTGCGCACCGCCGGCTTGTGGGTTTCCGCGTGAGGGTGCGCATCATGGAAACGGACCCCGTGCGTCTCGCGGCCATGGCCAAGGACTACGGGGTCCGCGTTGTCGCCGGGCAAGCGGTGGCCGTCACGCAGGTTGCCATCGCGGACGTCTACTTGCGGGAGCTCGACGCGGAGACACGCCGCGCGATGCGCGCGATGAAGGAGCGAAGGGATGGCTGACACCAGCGACGACGCCGTCGAAAAGCTGATAGCGTTCCACGCGCTGTCTTCGGAGAGCGGCGCCGCCGATACCGCCGCCATGCTGCTGGCGCTGCTGGGCGAGCGCGACCGGCTGCAGCAGGAGCGCGATCGCCTCGCCGCCGACCTCGCCCAGGCGCACCGCGACATCGGGCCGTGGATCGCCAGGGTCGGGCAACTCATCGCCGCGCTCGATCAGGCCGAGCAGGCGCTGCGCGAGGCGGGCGCAGTCTACGGAGCAGACGCGGCGCTGGCCGCGCTCAGAAAGGAGATCAAGGCATGACCACCGAACAGCGCCGCAGCTGCGCCGACTGCCGCTACACCGCCGGCCAGGAGGGCGGATCCCTCACCTGCCAACGCTACCCGCAGCCGTACCGCGTCGCGCGCTCCTACCTGTGCGGCGAATACAAGGCGCTTGTGGAGGAGAAGGCCGAGGTGACGAAGCCGCGCGGCCTACGCGCGCGCCTTGCGATTAGCGACCCGCCGACCGTCACGCGCGCCGCCGCCGAGGACTGAGATCAGCTGCGATGCGCTGCGGATAGGCCGCCGGATCCTCATCCGGCGCGCCGACATCGAGCACATGCTTAAGCCGCGGCAGTGAGCACAGCCTGGTTCTTCGTGGGCCTGGTCGTCGGCGCCAATCTCGGCGTGCTTCTGATGGCGATCCTGGTCATAGCAAAGGAGGAAGAAGAGAATGCCGTCACACGTCGGGATGCCCGCAAGTGACTACCACAAGGTCGAAGCACTGAGCGCATCCGGGGCGAAGCTGCTGCTGCGCTCGCCCGCCCACTACATCGCGTCGAAGACCACGCCGCGCGAGCCCACCGCCGCGATGCGCCTGGGCACGCTCACCCACGCGCTGATCCTTGAGCCGGAGAAGTTCGACGCCGAGTTCGCGGTGATGCCGAAGTTCGATCGGCGCACGACGATCGGCAAGAAGGCGGCAGAGGAGTTTGAGCAGGACCACGCCGGCAAGACCATCGTGGACGAGGCCGCCTACGACAAGGCGCGCGCCATCGCCGCGTCCGTGCGGCGTCATCCCCTGGTCGCGCAAGGCCTCGCCAACGGCCACGCCGAGGTGTCCCTGTTCTGGGACCAGCACGGGGTGCCGTGCAAGGCGCGCTGCGACTACATGACCGGCAGCGCGATCCTCGACGTGAAGACCTGCAGCGACGCCAGCCCCGAAGGCTTCGCACGTCAAATCGCGAACTTCCAGTACCACCTGCAGGCCGCCCACTACGCCGCCGGCTTCCGCGAGGTCGTCGGCTGGGAGCTCGACCGCTTCATCTTCATCGCGGTGGAGAGCGACGCGCCGCACGCGGTGGGCGTCTACTCCCTCGACGCGCGCAGCCTGCAGTCCGGTCGCCTCCTCATGGAGCGCGCCGCCAGCGCCTACCGCGTGGCCCTTGAGCAGGCGCAGGACGCGCCCGCCTTCTACTCCGACATGCTGGTGGAGATCGGCGTCCCCTCCTGGGCGCAGGTCGAGCCCTACACCGCCGAGTAGCCTGCTTTTCAAAAGTGCCTTGCGCCTAAAACGCAAGGCGCTTATGAACTGCAAAAGAGGGACCGACATGGCCAACGTGGACGAACCGGGCGACTTCTTCGCCGCCCTAGAGGACCAGCGCCAGGCGCTAGGCCTGACGCAGCGCGACCTGTGCAAGCGCGCGGGCCTCTCGCATTCCGCCTATTGGTACGCCGCATCGCGCGGCAGCGACATCGGGCTGAAGGCCGCGCTGCGCTACTGCAACGTGCTGGGGCTGCGGCTGAAGGTGGTGAAGGGGGCGGCGAAGTAATGCGCTACCTCTCCGTGTGCAGCGGGATCGAAGCGGCCACCGTCGCGTGGCACCACATGGGCTGGACCCCGCTCGCCTTCAGCGAGATCGAGAAGTTCCCGCGCGCGGTCCTTGCGCACCACTACCCGACCGTGCCGCTGCACGGCGACTTCACCAAGCTGCGAGATGAGGAGTGGATCGCAGCCGCCGACGTCCTCGTCGGCGGCACGCCGTGTCAGGCGTTCTCCGTCGCGGGCAAGCGGCTGTCCCTAGCCGATGATCGCGGCAACCTTTCCCTTGAGTTCGTGAGGCTGGCTGATGCAATTGACCATCTTCGACGTGCTAGGGGAGCCAAGCCCGGCATCGTCCTCTGGGAGAACGTCCCCGGCGTGCTCAACGTCAAAGACAACGCCTTCGGCTGCTTTCTCGGGGCATTGGCTGGAAGCGACGAACCCCTCCTTCCGCCAAGAGGGCGATGGACAAACGCGGGTCTGGTTGTTGGACCCGAAAGACGCTGCGCCTGGCGGGTTCTCGACGCTCAATATTTCGGAGTGGCCCAACGACGCCGTCGTGTGTTCGTTGTCGCAAGTGCTAGAGACGACATCCATCCCGCCGAGGTTCTTTTTGAGCGCGAAGGCGTGCGCCGGCATTCTCCGCCGCGCCGAGAAGCGCGGGAAAAGCCTGCCCCCACAATTAGCGCACGCCCTACAGGCGGTGGCGGGTTAGGCACGGATTTCGACCTCGACGGGGGGGCTGATACCTGCGATCGCAAACCCTCTTACTGCACGCATGCACAAGGGGTGAACACGACCTGTGACGAAGGTCAGACAATGATTGCGCACAGCCTGCGGGGCGAGGGCTTCGACGCCAGCGAAGACGGCACGGGGCGCGGCACGCCGCTGGTGCCCGTTGCCTTCCACCCGACGCAAGACCCGATCTCCTCCACGGACGGCTCGACGCACACGCTGGGCTGCGGGTCGAAGGGAGGAACGGCGACGGTGGCGGTGGCGTTCGACACGACGCAGATCACCAGCGCAGCGAACCGCAGCAACCCGAAGCCGGGGGATCCCTGCCATCCGCTCGCAGCGGCGGCCCATCCCCCGTGCATCGCCTTCTCCGCCAAGGACCACGGCGCGGACGCAGGCGACATCGCGCCCACGCTCCGCGCGATGGGGCACGGCGCGAGCCACGCGAACGGCGGCGGGCAGGTGGCGGTGGCGTTTCAATCCAAGCAGTCCGCGACAGCACAGGCTCCCAGCTTTGACGATGTCGCCCCAACGCTGGATGTCGCAAAAGCTGGCGGCATGGCAACGCTCACCACCCGCGCCGTGCGCCGCCTGACGCCGCGCGAGTGCGAGCGCCTCCAAGGCTTCCCAGACGACTACACCCGCATCAGCGAGAAGGCCGCAGACGGGCCGCGCTACAAGGCGCTGGGCAACTCCATGGCCGTCCCCGTCATGCGGTGGATCGGCCAGCGCATCAACAAGGAGGCCGCGCGGTGATCCACTACCACGGCACGCCCATCACTCCCGATTACCTGCTGGCAGAAATGGCGGGGCGCCACTTCTGCGTCAGCTACGCCGCCGCGCGCCAGCTCCCCGCGTGCCTCAATATCGGCGCCAGTGTGATGCTGGACAACGGCGCCTTTAGTGCCTGGACGCGAGGCGCTGCGGTCGATTGGGTCGGGTTCTACCAATGGGCCGAGCCGCACCTAGCGCATCCGCATTGGGCCGTGATCCCCGACGTGATCGACGGGGACGAAGACGCGAACGACAGCCTGCTGGCAGAGTGCCCGCTGCCGCGCGAGCTCGCCGCGCCCGTGTGGCATTTGCACGAAAGCCTTGACCGGCTCGCCCGTCTGGCGGACATCTGGCCGCGCATCTGCTTTGGGTCATCGGGCCAGTACGCCACGCCAGGATCCCCCGTCTGGACGCAGCGCATCACCGAAGCCTGGGATCTGCTGCAGCGCACGGGGCGGCGCCCCTGGGTTCACATGCTGCGGGCCATGAAGGAGGCTGGGCAAGGGCCTTGGCCCTTTCGCATCTGCGGACAGCACGAACATCGCGCGCAACCACGCCGGAGCCGCGGGGCGCCCCGCCCAGGTTCCCGAGCGCATGGCTGCGCGCCTCGACGCCATCAACCCGCGCTTCACCGGCAAGCGCGCTAAACAAGGAACGCTGCTGTGACCCGCTACCTTGTGGCCGCCGCCTTCCTGGGCTGCATCCCCGCCGCCAACTGGCTGATCGGCAACGTCGGCACCACCTGCATCCCGCAGGGGCCTTGCCTGATCCCCGTCGCGCCTGAGCTCATGGCCCCCTCTGGCGTGCTGCTGATCGGCGCGGCCCTCGCGCTGCGCGACGCGGTGCAGGAGGCGCTGGGGCGCGTCTGGGTGCTCGCCCTGGTTATCGCAGGCGCGGCCCTGTCCCTCACAGTTTCCCCGCCCGCGCTGGCGATCGCATCGGCTACGGCGTTCCTGCTCTCGGAACTCCTCGACTTCGCCGTCTACGACCGGCTCCGCAAGCGGATGCTGGCCTGGGCCGTGCTGTTGTCGGGCGCGGCAGGGGCGGTCGTCGACAGCCTGCTCTTTTCCTACCTCGCCTTCGGCACGGTCGGTTGGGCGCCCGGCCTCGTCATCGCCAAGGTTTACGCATCCCTCGTCTACGCCCTCTGGATCTGGACGCGCAGCCGGAGGGCCGCGGCATGAGGCCCGTGATCCTCGCCATCGACCCAGGCGCGTCAGGCGCGCTCGCCTTCTTCTCCCCCACCGGCGGCACGCTCGAGATCATCGACATGCCCACCGTCGAGGTGAAGCGCGGCGCGAAAATGAAGAACGAAATCTCGCCGCAGATGCTCGCGCCGCTGATCAACGCCCGCAAGCCCGGCGTCGCCGTGCTGGAGAAGGTCGGCGCGATGCCAGGGCAGGGCTCCTCGTCCATGTTCCAGTTTGGCCGCGGCGTCGGCATGGTCGAGGGCATCGTCGCCGCGCTGCACATCCCGATCGAGTACGTCACGCCGCAAGCCTGGCAGAAGGCCGTGAACGCACGCGACGGCAAGGACGGCGCACGGCAGCGCGCCGCCGAGCTGTTCCCCGCATACGCCCACCTGTTTGCGCGGAAGAAAGACGACGGGCGCGCAGACGCCGCGCTGATGGCCTGGTGGAGGGCGACGAAGTGAGCGAGCCGAAGATCCGCGTCATCTCTCTCGGCGCTGGCGTGCAGTCGTCCACGATGGCCCTCATGGCCGCCAGGGGCGAACTCGGCCCGATGCCTGACGCCGCCATCTTCGCGGACACCGGCTGGGAGCCGAAGAACGTCTACAACTGGCTGCAGTGGCTGCAGCAGCAGCTTCCCTTCCCGGTCTACCACGTCACCGCGGGCAACCTGCGCGATCACCTGATTGCCAAAAGCAACTCCACGGGGCAGCGGTTCGCCTCCGTTCCCTTCTTCATGCGCATGCCGAACGGCAAGGAGGCGATGGGCCGCAGGCAATGCACCGCCGAGTACAAGCTGCGCCCGATCCAGCGCAAGGTCGTGGAGATGATGGGCGGCAAGCGCCCAAAAGGCGGCGCGGAAGTCTGGGTCGGCATCTCGACAGACGAGGTGATCCGCATGAAGGACAGCCGCGTGCAGTACATCACCAACCGCTGGCCGCTGATTGAGGCGCGCCTCAGCCGCGCCGACTGCCTGCGCTGGTTTGAGAAGAACAACCTGCCGAAGCCGCCGAAGTCGTCCTGCATCGGGTGCCCGTTCCACTCGGACGCGCAGTGGCGCCAGCTACGCGACGAAGACCCGCAGGCCTGGGCCGACGCCGTCGAGGTCGATCGCGCCATCCGCGAGCAGGTCAAGGGTAAGGGCGAGCAGTTCATGCACCGCAGCTGCAAGCCCCTCGATCGAGTCGACCTGCGAACAGACGCCGAAATCGGACAGGCCGACATGTTCAACAACGAATGCGAAGGCATGTGCGGCGTATGAAGCTGTGCCCCGTGCCGATCACGCTTGAAGAAGCGAACGAGTTCGTCGCCCAGCACCACCGGCACCACAAGCCGGTGGTCGGGCACAAGTTCTCAATCGGCGCGGCTGCTGGCGACAAGGTCGTCGGCGTCGTCATCGTCGGCAGGCCAGTCGCAAGACTGCGCGACGACGGGCTCACGCTGGAAGTGACCCGACTTTGCACGGACGGGACGCGGAACGCCTGTTCGTTCCTCTACGGCGCCGCCAGCCGCGCGGCCTTCGCGCTTGGCTTCACGCGGATCGGGACGTACATCCGGCAAGACGAGTCGGGCGTGTCCCTCAACGCCGCAGGCTGGCGCGTCGTCGGGCAGACAAGCGGCAGATCCTGGTCGTGTCCCTCGCGCCCGCGCGTGGACAAGACCGAAATCATCGGGCGCAGCCTTTTTGAGAAGGTCAACGCCTAACGACATCCCGGCTGCGGGGTTCAGCAGCACCAAACGGAGCAATGACAATGGGTCTGGGTTTCAGCACGGAAAGCAGCGGCGGCGGCAAGTTCCTGCCGGTCGTCAAGTTCGACGCCAAGTCCG